GGGGCCGTTTCGCTTTGCATCATCCCTGATCCGGTGCGGATTGCAAGCCCTGCGTGCTGCGCTCCACAAGCCCGCGCACCTCGTCCAACCACGCCTGCCGCTCCTCCGGCGAGCGGTAAAACCCCGCCGCTGCCTGCTGCATCACCAGCGCGGTCGTGGCCGTGCATCCGATGAGTTTGGAGATGCCACTTGGCGTGCCGTTCGTGAGGCTGTGCAGAGCGTCGTAGGCGAGTCGGCGAGCCGCAACGGCATCCTTGCCGATGCCGCTTCCGGGCCTTGGGAACGCGAAGCCTCGACGCGACAGGGCTGCTTCGACGGCTGGAATGACGATGGTTGCGGAGTACATCAGGAGACTTTCAAATAGGGTTGCTTGGGGACGAACATGGCAAACGGTAGCGTTTGGCCGGATTCAAGCGCGGCGCGAATCGCCTCCTTGTCCGGCACAATTTCAATCTTCTCGGTGATGAACTCTGGCGGAATCTCGCCGACAATCTCCATCGCGGGCTTCCCACCCGGCTGCGCGACCGTCGCACGCCAGCGGGCTGTCTCCAGTTTCTTCAGCCCCTCCGCCTGCATCGTGCGAAGCACCTGCGACTTGAACCACGCTGCGACGGCTTCATCGCGCCGCGCTCGCTGCTTCAACCTGTCGGCCTCGGCCTTGCGTGCTTCTGCGCGTGCTTCGATGTCGCGGACGAGCGACAGCACATCGTCGATGGCTGCGGGCAGGCTTTCGGCCTGCTTGGCGAGGATGTCGAAGTGGCCGTCCATCGCCTCGGTCAGTTCGCCTTCGGCTTCGGTCAGCATCGCCTCCAGTTCGCGGGCTGCGCCGGAGGCTTCGTACAGTCGTGTTAGTGCGCTCATGGGTGTCTCCTGTGGGTGTGGGGTGAAATAGCCGGGGAGGGACTTGCGTCACCTCCCCAGCCTTCCGGGGGTTCAGAACGGAATGTGTTGTTCATCGACCGCGACTGGCGCGGCCTGCTGCTCGGTGGATTCTAGCGTGGTTCGGATGCCGTAGAGAGTCCAGCCGTACTGGCCCTCTTGAATGAACGCCTCGACCGAATCGCCGCCCATCGCATCCTGCGCGGCCTGCATCACGGTCTGGTCAAAGCAGGAAGCCCATTGCTCGCCGCCGCCGTCCGTTGCAAACAAGATCGGCCATCGGTTGCCACCCTTGGCCGTGGGCTTGCCTTGCCCCACCTTGGTGACGCGCAATCCCTGCCTCCAAGTGCAGTCCTTGGCGGGCCGGGAAGCCAGCACCTCGCCAAACGCGCTAGGAGCCGCCGTGGCGGGTTCCTTGGCCTTGGGTGGGGTCGGGGTAGCCTTTGGAGCCGGGGCGGCTTGTGGGGCATCCTGCTGCGCCGGACGCGGGGCCGGACGCGCCGGGGCCGGGGCTGCTGCTTTGCGCGGCTGGTACTTGGAATCGTCTTGCCGATCCATTTCGTTTTCATCCTCGCGGGGAACTAACAGCAGGTCGCGCAAGTAGTAACCCATGCTTGCGGTCAACGCGCCTGCCATCGCCTTATCAATGGGCTGCTGTCCGCGTGGAACGGCGACCCACGCGACCTCATCGGTGACGCTCTCGCCTGTTCCGGCGTGAGTCAGAATGAATTGGCTAGTGACCAGCCCGCCGCCCTCGGGAGTTCCATCGAACTTCCAACCAGCGCGGCGCAAGGTCAAGCCAGCGCCATGCAACACTTCGCGGCAAGCCGCGATCATCGTTTCGCTGCTGGTGTAGGCATAACCGTAGGTTCCGCCCTTGAATTGGCTGTCCTTGCCGACGCTCGGCAAAGCCTTCTGTGCGGCCAGCAACGCGCTGGCGAGTGTCTTGGTGTCTGTCATGGGGTGTCTCTTTTCTCCTGCACGGAGCAGGGCAGGCCACCCCAAAGGGTGGCGAGCCTTGCGCCGTTCAGACTTGAACCGCGTTTCCGCTCTTGATAGTGAGGCCGATTGAATCAACGATGCTTTGCATCTGCGTCCTGTGGTTGGCTGCGTCATCGAACCACCACCTAGTCCGCGCATCCCACTCCTTGACCGTCCAAGTCTGAAGGTCGCGCAGAAGCGCGTCGAGAGCAGACCAGCAAGACTCTGTGATTGCGCCGCTAGTCCATGCGCGATCCACCGCCTTCAGGGACTTGCGAATGCGATCCGAAATCTTGATATCTCCATCCAAGAAGAACAGGTCGATTCCATCCAACTGCTGAATCAACGCTGCGCCCAAAGCATTTGCACCGTCGATTCCAGCACACACGATTGCCGTCTTTGGTTCGATCTTCTGAAGCATGGTCAATTTCCTTTCGGTTGGGTGTCTCGTCCAGCCGCCCCGGCTGGCACATGCGTACTGTAGCACACATCGGCCCCATGTCAAGGGGTTCTTCTAGATTTCTTCAGATATTTCTACGGGTCAGGGCAGGCCACCCCGTGAGGTGGCGAGCCTTGATCCGTTCAGATATCCAGACCGCCGCTCTGCACCATGATCGTTGTGATCGGGTTGCAGGTCAGGATGCGGGGTGCGCTCACATATCGCTGCCCACCGTACTGGGAACTGCGCTCCTGTCGGGCGAGCGCATTCATAATGTCCTCGCGGATCATCTCCGTCAGGTTGCCATAGATCGTGTGAGTCTCACGCCAGCCTTCAGTCGGCTCGTCGCCTTCTTCAAGGGTCTTGATGATGTCAACCCTGAACTCCTTGCCCGTGGTGTCGTCGCGCAGGCTGCGTTCGTAGGTTTCAGACTTGATCTGCTTCATGGTCGTGTTCCTTTCTGCGAGGTTTAGGCGTAGGCAATTGCCATAACTTCTTCGTGAATCTTTCGGATCGACTTGGTGTTTGCCTCGGCGGTGTTTGCGTTTGCTGCTGTCAGTCGATCCTGAAACGCATCGGCCTGCTCCTTGGTGAAATTGTGGCCGTGGTCGGACATCATGTTCTGAATCTCGCCTTCCAGATTGCAGGCAAGGCACATTCCAAGGCTCGACTCGTCGTTGCCGCTCTCGCGAGTGCGCTTGCCGCAGCATTCGCAGGTGTAGGTCGAGCCGTTACGGGTGCTGCGGAATCGGTTGTTGTTGCTGTTGCACATTGTGGTGTCCTTTCGTTTGGGTGTCTCGTCAGCCGACCCGGCTGACAGGTGAACTGTACCACATATCGGCAGGCTGTCAAGCCCTTTGACAGTATTTCTTCAGATATTTCTACAGGGTTGCCGTCTACTATATAGATAGATGCGCCGGTACTATTTCACAAATCTTTCGGAAATGTTCCTATAGGGGCTTGACATTGGGCCGGGATGGGGTAGGATGTGGGCGTGGTCGGGGCGACCACACCGCGCGGCCCGGACTGGCCGAGGAGACACAAGAATGAACAAGATCAAGACCGCATGGGACGCTCGGATGGATCGCGTGAACGCAGATCTCGCAATGCAGGCACGCGACAATCGCATGGCCGCAAAGCGCGCAGCGAAGCGCGGTATAACCGAAGCAGAAGCCTGTGCGCTGGCTGTCAAGGCTGGCCCGGAGTACGGAACTCTCTGCCGCAACGGTCGCCCGGTGATCTACAAGATCGTCAACGGAGAAGTGGTTGAAATTGATCCCGCAACCCTGATGGAAGGAGGCCGCTAATGCGCGACATGTTCTACGAGGTCACGGGTTCCTACGGGTTCGGCGCACGGGTCAACGAGCGATTCCGCACGATTGAGGAGGCCCGCGCCCTGCTCTGCAAGATGTCCAGCGGCACGATCTGGTACTTGAGCGTCATGGGTCGCATGCGCTTCGAGAATCGCAATCAGGCCATTCGCGCTGCTTTCAAGGGAGGCCGCTAATGCGTAACACGATCAAGGCAACGGTTGAGGAAATCATCAACCATCACACTCGGCTCAATGGGCCGACGGAGGATCAGCGGATGCGCCAATGCGCGGAAGCGATCCAGAGCCGCGCCGGGGTTGGCCCCGCGCAACTGGAGGCCGTGCATGTCTACCTCGCAGCCTGTCGTATCCTTGAGCAGCGTCGTGCGGAGTTTGACCGCGCAGGCGACGGCATGCCCGAACTACAGGCCGAGGCCGCGCTAGACCGCGCCCACAGCGCGTGGATCGAAGCGGAGTCGCACCTGCTGCGCCTGTGCGCCAATGTGGAAGTGGAGGTCGCTCATGCGGTGTGACCGCAAGCCGAGCGTGCCGGGAACGGGCGACCGCAAGCCGCTGTGCGGCTTCACGCCCATCCGCTCGCATCTGGAAGCCGCTAAAGCGTTGGGCATGACATCGCACCAGTTGCGGCATGCGGAGCAGAAGTTGCTGCTCAAGTTGCGCGAGGCGTTGACCATCTACGGCTATGACCGAAAGGAGAACCGATGAGCAACTTTCCGAGCGGATTCGATTCCGACTACTGGTTTGGTGATGAACCCGAGCAGGAGCCGGAGGAGGTGGACGAGGAGCCGGAGCCGCTGGACGAGCCGGAGCCTGACGCATTCCCACGGGAGGAGCCATGACCTACCGCGATACGAGCCGATCCGCTTACGCGACCGCGCAGATCGGCGAGAACGAGGAGCGCGTTCTGTCGTTCGTGAAATCCTCGGGCAGCCACGGGGCTACCTGCGACGAGGCCATCCGCACACTTGGGATGCAGCACCAGTCTGCTTCCCCGGCGTTCACCACGCTAGAGCGCAAGGGCTGGCTCCTGCGAACCGACCGCCGCCGGACGACGGGCACGGGCAGCGCGGCAGCGGTCTACATCTACACAGAACCCGGCACTCTGTTTTCAAGTCCACGGACAGGGCGAGCCGATGGATTACGAGCCGCGATTCGTGCAGCGATTGCTGCGCGAGCATCGGGCGATTGGACAGCGTTCGATTATGCGGTAGGCGCGTTGCCTGCTGCCGAGCGCAAGAGACTGAACTAGGAGACACCCTATGAGACTCACTTTGACCGATGACGAGGCACGATTTCTTGAAGCGCAGATGCGCCTGACCGTGATGAACGAGCGCGGCCAAGACAGCCTGCACGCCGAGCGCATCCTTGACGCGCTGACCGACTCGCGCCGCCTGCGAAGCGCGACCGATCACATCACGGAGATGTTTGCCGACCTGTACCCAGCAGGAGGTCGCGAATGAAGCGCAGCGAGTCCTACCTTGACTTCTGGCTGGGCTCCTTGTCCGTCGCGGCGTTCCTCGCGGGCAGTTGGGCTAACGCGCTACTCTTGGAGTTCATCCCATGACACCGATCCAAACCGCCGCTGACATCCTCTCCACCATCCCGCAGGTTGCAGCCTGCTGCGGATCGTCTGCCACCCAGCCCGTCAACTGCGCGGCTCTGGTTGCGCTACGCGAGGCCGTAGCCAACGCAGCCGACGAGGAGGAGAATCAGGCTCGCCTGCTCGCTCGCATCCGCCCAGTCCTTCGCATGCATGTGGTGCGAATGCAGGCGCAGGCGGATTCCGATGCCGTTGCCAACGGCGGCACGCCCAACGCCACCAGCGAGGAATGGCTACGCCAAGGCCGTGAACTGCTGCTGGCCGTCGAAGCGCGACTAGGAGTCACCAATGATTGAACTCATGCAAATCCTCATAGGCTGCTCCATCGTGATGGTGTGCGCCTGTACCTACATCGTTCTCACGCATAAGCGCACGCCGGAGATGCGCGTGGTGCTGCCGGGTGATCCGATGAACCGACCGGACATGGCTTCGCCGATCCCGTGGCACACGCAACGCCTGCCACGCGATGCCACGCACATCGCATGGATCATGCACGGGAACGGCCACATCGGGCGCGTCCACACGCTCTACATGCAGTCGCTAGAGAACCTCGCGCATGAGGTGATCCGCGCAAAGAGTCCGTGGGGGCCAATCATCACGCACAGCATCGAACTGGAATGCGATATCCGCGACCGGGGCTGCGTGCCCGACGGCGAGATCATGTACGCCGTGGCTCGCATCGACGGCGACGGGAACGAATACTGGCTGGGCAAGCGCGGCGACTGGGTGAACCGCTGGGATGTCGATGCGTCGATCTACGATGTCTTTGGCGCGGACTCGCACCGCTAGCCGCTACAATCATTCTGCTGCGCCGCCGCCCCCATCACTTCGCGGCGCATGCGGGTGTCTCGCCCCTGCCGTACTTCCGTGCGGTAGGGGCTTTTCTTTGTACGCTTCCCGCATGGCAAGGAAGCCACCACCACGCCCACCATCCATCACAGACATGCTGCGCGATGTCGCGGACACGCTGCGCGACATGAACGCGCACGGACTCGCCGGGGATGTCGAGGCCGCCAGCGAATCGCTCCGCACCATGCTCGACCTAACCAAGTTTGGCGACTGCCTGTTCGGGGATGAGATACGCAACATCCTGAACATCCGGCACGCGCTCCGGCCACGGAGAGGCACGGCAATCGATCCGATGCACGGGCAGCGCAAAGACCGCCGCGCACGCCGTCCAATGCGTTAGATCGTCACCAGCGTGTCGGCAAGGGTGTTGGTTCCGGTCAGAGGCAGGTAGATGCCTTGCCGCTCTGCACCCACCCATCTCGCAAATCCCTTCATGAACAACCCCGTAGTGCTTGGGTCGCTTACAGCCGCGATGGTTCCCGAGTCGTTGATTGCCCAGTCCTTCGCACCGCAAGTGATAAGGACGGACGGGCCAGCCGCATAGAGGCGGGTCATGGGAGCCAGCACCAATTCATCGATCATCAGCGTGCCCGTGTTAGCAATAGCCGCCGTGCTGTAGATGTCGAGATAGAGCGTGGTCGGTAGCGCAGACTTGGCGATGCTGAATGTCACGCTTTGCAGGGCGTAGGTCGTGGTCAGGCTGGCGAGGTTCAAGGTGATCGCAGTTCCGACCACCGTGCCCGAAGCATCACGCAGCGCAACGCCGACCGTCCCCGTAGTCGATGCAGCCACGCGAGCGTAGAAGGTGAGCGCGTAGTCGGTTTCAGCCTGCACGCTCGTAGGTGCGCCGGAGCCGGACGCGATCTGCTGACGAATGCGGGTGAGCGTCGAGCCGTTGCCGACGAACTGGAGCGCGTAGGTTCCACGGAACGGCGTGCTGCCCTGCGTCACCTGCGTGCCAGCCGTGCCAGTGACGATCGTCCATGCACGCGGCGTGTTGCTGCTCCAAGATTCAAAATCACCGTTGGCAAGAATGCTCACACCCGGTGCGCCGACGCTAGCGGTGATCGCTGCGCTCGTCGCCTGCACCGTGGTGTTCAAGCCAGAGCCACCCGGCCACGCGATGTTGTTCATGGCGTATGACGAGAATCCCGTAAATGCAAATGTCGCCTCGCCGAAGTTTCCGATGTCTCCGGCCACCGTGCAGTTCATGCGGATGGTTTCGTTGTACATCTCCTGCAAGTACAGGCTCGACGAGGCTGGACGGAAGGCACGAACCAACACCGAACCCGTGCCTTGATTGCCGCTAGTCGCCGTGTAGGTCACGCTGCTCGTTCCAACTGCTTGGAACTTGTAGTCGTCGGCAATCATTTGGTCACGCAACTTGCGAAGCGCAGTCTCCATCGTGCCGTCGTATGCGCCGTAAAGGTCGCGCATATCGTTGATGATCGTGGCCGTGATGCTCTGCTGAATCGCCGCGTAGATCGGAATGCCAAGCGTGGATGAAAGGCCAGTTGAATAGTTTGTCAACGGCGCAAGGTTTGCCGTGTCCTGCCGGAACTCCGTTCCCTCGTAAAAGGAAAGAACGGTGTTGATGTTGTTGCCTGCATCCCACAACGGCTGCGTTGTGGTATACACATTGTTCGCATATCCGAACAGCGATCCGAGGCGAGAACCAAAGTCTGGAAGTTGGCTAGGCATGGGGTCAGTTTACCTTTCGGCTTCCCACTTTCCCATAGGACAACGCTCCGCAGGCAGTCGCACTTTCAGCCACATGAAACAGCCACATTGCCTGCAGCGGTCATTGCTCCACTGGTCGCATCCTTTGCATATCGCGAGCCGCCGCTCGGACATGGGACTGTCGGCGGTCACGGAGGCCACTACCGCCTTGGCTGCGCCTGCGATGTAGTGAATAGGGCCGTGCGCCGGGGGCTGTTTCAAAGCCTGCTGCGCAGCCTCGTCGCGCTGCCAATAGGTTGGATCGGATGCCTGCTGCTGCGCGTGCTTGGCTTGCAGATCGGCGATCACCGTCTGCATCTCTTGCATGAACAGCAGCGATGATTTGAACTCCGCAGGCATTAGCAGTTGTAGTAAGTTGGGTTGTTACGAACATCTCGACACGCTGACGGGTCTTTCAGGCAGCAGCATTCATAGCATCCGGGATTCCAAGGAGGATTCGGCTGGTATCTCTGCGCATAAGACTGGTAAACATCGGTTCGAAATTCCGGGGGATTGTAAACTGGTGCTCCGCAAGGGTCGCCGTCGCGATAATTCGGAACGACCTTGAAAGATGCTGGAGATGTCCATGTTTTGATAGTGTCCGGAGGAGTGGTGCAACATTGCTGTACTACTTCGACCTCATACAAAAAGGTGCAGGTTTCTTGCCATGTGGTCGTCAAACGATCATTTGGATCTGCGCCGTTGATTTCGACATAGGTATCTACGCCCAATCCGACTATGCGTCCCGATCGCGCTTGGTGTTGAGCATCTTCATCAATCGTCTTGCTTTTGCCGTTGCGCGAAACAAGCGTAAACCAAGTTTGCCCACTCTGTCCGTTGTAACATCGGTTTGCCCAACTCCCAGTTCCGACCATCGTGTATGTCTCGACGATCAAATACACGCGAGTGAATGAATACATCGGTCTGAAACTAGAGTCAAAACAACTGCACTCGCCCGGAGGCCCGTTGTCCGGTTGTTTGTTGCAGCAGCACTCAATGAGCCTGTGGCTCACTCAAACACCCCAGAGCCGACCACCGACAGAACGCCACTTGTGACCGCCCATCCTCGCAGTTCATGCCCATCTGGCACAAGGATGTCATTCAGCGTGAGGAAGTTGTACCCGGTGATGTCGTAGCGATACACTATGAAATCACCAATCTGCGCGAAGGCTCGGCCCGCCGTCACGGCAAGGTAGAAGTGTGCCGTGCTGTTTAGGCTGTTGCTGACCGTGATGCTCTTGAAGTAGTACGAGCCGCCCGATGCGATCAGCAGCGGGGACTCCGTATCGGTCATCATCTTTCGCAGAAGGAAGGGCGTACTCATTGCTGGATCATACTAGCGATGCTTGCGCTTTCCGTATCACCGATTCCGCTTGCACCGGACTTCTGCCACGCCGGATTCGGAGCGGTGAATGGCTGCGCAGTCGGACAAGTTACCTCCACTCCATTGGGAGCCATGAGGTAATACATAGTGAATCCGCTAGGGTGCGCGTATTCGTAACAGGTCGCAACCCCCTCCGGCGCAGTACGAACGATCAGGGTGTCTGTAGCCGCAGCATCGTATCGCAACAAGCCGCCATCAAAGTTCATGGTCGGAGCCTGCGACAGACTGCCATTCATCTCACACAGATTGATGGCATTGCCGCGTGCGCCGAGAGCCGAATTGCCGAACTCGTTTCCGGGCGCGAACGATCCGTCAAGCAGGTTATCAGGGAAGACTTCCGTGAACCGATACAGCCACACATATGGCCTACCGTTTACATCTGCCTTCAGAACTTTCTGTTGCTTGAACTTCGCGAGGAACGAACGCACGATGCCGCATCGTTTCGGAATGCTGACTAGGTTGGTAAAACCGTTCGCCTGATACTGCGAACCGAGGCCATACGCTTTCACTCGCGGAGTTGAAATAAAGTGCGGAACGATCAAGGGATCGGTGTTCTCGCCCCACATGCGATACACTAACGGCTTGGAACCGCATCCGAAATACACTTCGTCCCACTGGAATCCGCTGCCGGGACTTTGATTCATCGCCGAATTGGCCGCATACGCAGGCAGGCGATTTAGAATCACATTGCCGTCGATGACGAACTGCGCACGCTTGTAGCGATTGACCACAACCTCAAGCCGTTCCTCAAGGTTGATCGACCAATCCTTTGACCACCACGCACACTTGCCTTTCTTCTTGTTCCACGGAATCGGTGGTGGGCCAGCCTGCGATGCCATAGCCGGGTCTTCAAACCAACCCTTCGTGCCTGTACTTCCAACGCCATCTGACTCGTAGCCGACGAACGCAGGCACATGATCGCCGATGAACTGCACGCGACCGCCATATGGACTGGTGTTGAGTTGGTAATACAACGGCGGACGCGGAGATGCACCAAGCACCGTATCCCTGTCCGCAGTCTCGTCGCCGGGAACACGCACGCCATCAGTCGATTGCGATGCGCGAACATCAGTAAACACTTGGCTTCTGCCGCCATTCGTTACACCCCAGCATGACACATGACGCACCTGATGCACCGTGCCATACAACAACTGGGGAAGTTCGGTTGTGATCTGACTGAAGCCACCACCGACGCGATACGCGGCGTTGTTAGTTTCCCACGAACTCAACAGATATCCGTCAGTCGGCCCACGAAGATACTGGCCCGACATGTCGTTGCCGTAGTCAAGTTTGACCAACGACAACTGCATCTTGTAGCGATCCCATCTCCACACGCAACCGATGCGACCAGCGATTTCGTCTAACGCTTCGCCGATGCTGCGGCCACGCAGATCAAGGTTCCACAAGTCGCCACGCTTCTCTTCGATCTGCACGACCTGCTGATACACATAGGTGATCGGCCAGCGATCCCACGACACCTGCGGGTCTTTGGAGTTTGTCTTCGCGACATAGTAGTTCAGGATTTCATCCGCATACCACTGCTCATCCTTGTACCAAAAGTCCGGGCAAGGCACGCCGATCATGTCGGCGCGATTGATCGCTCCGGACTTCGACAGGGGAATCGGCGAAGCCATCTGATCGTCAGGTTCGTAAGCCGTGCTGGACTTGCAGGTGTTCGCTACGAAGTGCAGCGGATTGTCTGCCAACATATTCCACTGGTCGATCAGATATCCAGCCTTGCTGTCCGATCCATACTCTGCCGAAACGAACGATGCGCCCTGCGCCTGCAAAGCAAATCGCGGATCAACAAACTTCAACACCCACAATGCCTTGTTGGTTTGCCACGGAGTCTTCGGAATGTTTATTGATCCGTTGATGTCAGCGAGCAACTGAAATGCGGAGGTGTGAATCATGCCACGCCACCGCATCGCTCGGCCAAGATTCGTTCCGCCAGCCAACGCAATCGTTCCCGAAGCCGGGGCAGCAGCAGCCGCGAGGTCGGCTACAACACCGCCTCGCGTTCCCGTTTCAAGTTCATCAGGGGTTGCGCCACCACCCGTATTCGGGCCAGTTTGATCGCCGGGATCGTCAGAACCGCCAGTCGATCCGCCTCCAGTACCACCGCCACTCGGTTCTGCAAGGACGATGGTAAATCTGTCTCGCTGATCGAAGCCGCTGAACTTCGCCGCTTGCGGAAGCGGATTCTCGCCACCAGACTGTGTGAAATCCGTAGCCACCAGCAGCGTGCATTCGCAGTATCGACTTGCGCCGAACAACGGAGTCTTGATGTGGTTGATCGAATTAGGATCGAAGCCAGCCTCGGCAAGCATGGCATCAATCGTTTCGCTTCGGTTGATCACATAGCCAGCGAATACATCTTTGGCTGGCTGCGTAGCATCTTCGCTCCACCAAATCGAACCGCGTACTGCTGTCATCCGACGAAATCCTGTTGGGTTTCGTTGCCGTTGGTATCGACCTGCTTCATGCTGAACTTGTTCATGCCGCTGAACGGATTGCGACCCTGATACGCTTCGTCGGGCGAATACACCAATCGGGCAGGCCCGATAGATTCCGCACCGCCAACCAACGCAGAACCTATTGCGGCGGATGCTCCGATGCGCCTGCTCCATCGGCTATTGGTTGTCTGAATCTGAATTGAGCGTTCGGCCATCACCTTCCACACGATACGGCCACCCGCGTCCGGAGAAGCGTGGTCTACGACGATCTTCTGTGACTTCACAATGAATGGATCGCCATTCACGCTCGGCCACGGAATCGGGTTAGATCGGTTGCTAGTGACCATCATTACTTTCTGATGCACCAGCACAACGGGGGCGCGAACCTGCATGGGCATCAAGAACGCTGCGCCAGTCGGTTCGATAAAGGCCATGCCCGAGTCAACGATCTCGTAGAACTGCGACGATTGGCTTTCGCGAATGCAGTTGTCTTTGAAGCCAAGGTCTTTGTCCTTCTTGACATAATCATCCGTCGCCGTTTCTTGAGGCAGAGTCGCATCGGGTGTCTGCGTCGGCTTGTCTGTATTCGCCGGAACGCCGGGGTCTTCGCCGCTGTTCTGAACGACTTCAATGACTTCTGTCAAGCCTTGGCACACTTGGAACTTCAACGGATCGACCGTTGCCTGTCCCATCGTGTAGCCGTGACCAAGTTGATACGGATCAGGAACACCAGTCGCTCCCTGCGTTTTGGCAGCGAGTGAAGTAAACATCTTCGTCACTACAGTGACGGGAGCCTGCAAGACGCTGGGGTCTGTTCCTCGCGCAACAATCGTGACCGACACCTTGTTGTCGGTGTAGATGTTGGGTTCGCTGATCGTAATGGACTCAACGATGTCGTTGTTTGGCGGAACCCAAGTGATGCGAGCAGTGCTAGCAATGAAGATGTATTCGATGATCGCTGCCGGATCGGTGTTGCGATCACAACGCAAAGACATTTCAAATGTCTTACGACCGAACAAGCCGGGATTGTCAGCGAGCGATCTCTCAAAGGTAAATGACGCATCGCCATCCGGGTTTCGGATGTTGCCTGCTCGCGTTCCGTTGGGATTCGGAGCAAGATCGGACGGCATCTGCCGGAACAGTTCCTTGTCCGTCACATTCCAAGTCAGCGTTCGCAGCGATGGCGTGACCGTGTATTCCTGCCGCTGTCGCCGCCACTGATCGCCGGGAAGGGTCGGAGTCACAAGCCTGCGATACAGATCGGGATAGGGGCCGCGATCATTGTTCTCAATCGTGGTCGGCCCCCAAGTCGTCTGCTTACCGACCGGATTGTTTTGGTTAGTTGAGTTAGACCATGCAGCCGACACTTCAAGTGTTCCGCTGTAGTGATGCGTCAAGAAGCCAGCCGTATCAATTTCAGTCGTGATCTGAAAGTCGAATCGCTGAACGCGCTGCTCTGCACAAGAGAACCACTTGAAATGAAACGCGACAAAGAACGCGGCGTTGCTGTTCTTGCCATACATCTTCGTAATGGTTACTTGAGTCAGCGGCCCGTTTCGTGAGTCGCTCAAAGACACGGGAACTGCATTTGGAGTAGTGCCATCGTTGCCTTCGCTATTCGCGCAAAGCGTATTAAACACTCCGGCGGTCATGTCATCGAACCGATAAAGCAGTGGCTTTCGCGGTTCATTCAGCAGGGCGCGAATCGCATCAATCGTGTCCATGCTGTTCGCTGCGTATCCCGAATCGCCCGTGTGAACAACGCCGACCCCCTCCAGTTCATACATTCGACCATTTGAGTTGAATGACTCGCCGGGGTATTCGTTCGTGGCCGCGAATCGGTCGATGCGCGCACGCTGAATGACAATGCCGTTGTATTTGATCTGCATTTATGGCCTGAATGCGGGACGCGGTGGTGGCGTTGGGCCGAACTGCGAAGAACCCAAGCCGGAGAAAGTGGACAATGCCCACAAGTTGATCGTCGGGATACCAGCAGGAGCCGGATTGCTTGCGTTGTAGTTCTTGCGGAACCGCTTCAGTTCTTCAAGCGTGTCGGCAATCGTAATGTTCATTTCTTCGATGTTCATTCCCGCTTGAACGCCAAGGCCAAGACCTGTCGCCCCGCCAGCAATGGCTCCGATCTTCGCACCGAGAATCGCACCGGGAATCGCGCCAACACCTCCGAACAACGCGCCGATGCCGCCACCGATCAACGCACCTGCTGCTCCGCCGATGCCAGCACCTCCAACTGCCCCAGTCGCCCCGAGCGCAATCGCACCGCCAGTGCCGCCAAACATATCTCCGATGCCCTTCAGGACTTCAAGGATGCCGATGACTGCACCGAGAATCAAATCCAACACTCCGGCGATCAACGGTGCAAGAGCCTTCAGAATGCCAGCCAGCAATGCGGACAGGCCACCCCAAATAGCAGCAAGAGCCGTCTTGATGGGAGTCATTGCATCCATCAGGATCAACTGGCTTGTCGCAATCGCATTTGCCAATGGGCCAAGAGCCTCGCCCATAGCCATGCGCTGCTGCATCTCGCCAACCTGAAGTCGCGCAGCCGCTACTGCGCCGCCGTAGGACAATTTTGCCGCTTCGATTGTCGAGCGTGCCCATTCTTCGGATGCTTGGATTGCCTTGCCGAGAGCATCAGCCAACCCCACCAGCAGACCTGTGCTTAAAGCAATCGCAGCACCAGCCAACGAGATGCCTGCGGCAACGCTGCCGATCTTTCCGCCCATCTGAATCAAGCCATCAAGCACACCGCCGCTAGAGAAGATGCCCTGACCGATGCTGTCGAACGCATCCTGCAACGGCTTGATGCGCTTTGATAACGCATCGCCCTTCGACTCTTCTTCCGTGTCCGCAGCAGTCTTGGATGCCGTTCGCAAATCGGACACAGCCGAAGCCGTATCGGCGACCGTTCCATCTAGCATCCTCATGCCACCCGAACTCTGTCGCGTGAAGTTCGCAAACTGATCCAGCATCACCGAGATGCGTGCCAACGAATCGTTGACCGACTTGAGGTGAACCGTCAGTTTGCCGAGATGGCCCTGCATTCCTGCGCTCGACAGGAACACGGTGTTCAACTTATCAATGCCCTGCGACAGCCGGATAGCAGAGTCGCCTAGATGCCCCACAGCGTCCGCAGATGCTCCGGTGGCCCCAGCGGGGGCTTGACCTCCCGGGCCGCCCATTGGGGTCGCTGCTTGGCCTGCAAACCGAATGTCGATATGTCCCAGTGATTCGTCAGCCATCTGCAAGCACCCTTACGAAAGTTCGGAATGTGGCGGTCGCGTAGGTCAGTCCAGTTTCGGCATCGTAAGTGCCGTTGTCCAGTCGCAAGAACACCTGATTCTCGGCTCCGGTCGGCTCGTACTTATTCAAGGCCGATGCGGCGTTGAACGCTTCCTGAAACGCACTCTTGTTGTCGACCAACTTCTCTGTCATTCGCTTCGCAAAGTCATATTCGACCTTGGCAACGGCGTGAACCTTGTACTCCAAGACGAAGATGTTCAAACCAGTTTCGTCGGCCATGATGACCATGCTCGACGGTTCGATTTGGAAATTAGGAACCGCAGACTCCTGCAGGTGCAGTTTGTCAACGACGAAACATCGGTTCGCTGCAACGGACATCTGACTACTCAACCGAGTGGCGAGAGCCTTGAAGAAGTCGCCAATCGTGGTAGTCGAAGTCGTACTCACGGAATCACGCTGTCGGTGATTGTTCCGCCACCAGCAACGGTTGGCAGTTCGATGCCATTCGCAAACGGAGAGAAGAACTTCTCTGTGTACTCCAAGACCTTGCTCGCGTTGTTGTTAGTCACGGTAAGCGTGATGTAGTCACCAATGCGCCAGTTCGTGTTGCCGCTGTAAATCTGAAGAAACTGCCCGTTCACGCCACACTGCTGCGGCAAGAAACAACCGAGTGCCGAGAAGCCAGTGACAGCCGTACCCGTGCTTGGAGCATCCACGGTCAACAGCACATACATACTGGTCGGAGGAGCGGAATAGGGCAACTGCACACTTGTGTACCACCATTCCCAATCGGAACCCGCGAAATCGCCTCCATCGAAATACTTGTATGCGATCGTGGCGTTTGTCACCGCATCAATCAAGAACAGGTTGACATTGCCGCAAGTGCCGGAAATCTGCTTCGCATACACGCCAAAAAGAATGCGTTGGCCGGGGGCAACGGTTACGGGCGGCAGCGTTTGTCGGATCGAAACGGATGTGCCAGCCGCCGCGATCGTTGTCTTCATGTTGCTTGAAGTGCGAAAGGTTCCAGTGATCAACTGCGAGATGTTCGCTGTGCCAGTGTCGATCGTCCAAGAATCCGGCACTCCTCCAGTCCAAGACGAGAACATTCCGTTCACGACCTTGTTCTGACTGTCGGTAAAATCGGTCGACACACGATTCACATTTGCTCCGCTACCTCCCGGCCACAGGGAGGAACCGATGTCCGTAACGCGCTGCGAACCACGAACAGAGAACGATTCTCGACCAGCCGTCGCGCCAGTCGTCACATCGGAAACACATTCAATGCGGATCGTTTCGCTCGCGGACATCTGTGAGTACGGCTGGCAAAACATCACATAACCAGTTCCAGTTCCGCTCACAGCACCACCAGTCACGCTGACCGTATTCCCCTTCAGAGACTGGGTAGCGGCTCGCATTTGACGATTCAGTTCGATCATCGCAGCGTTTGTGGTCTTGCTGATTGCGGCGTTGTCAGCCGTAATCATCTCGGTCAGCGTCTTCACGCCACCCTGAACCACATTGCTGATCGAACTGTCCGTGCTGGAATACAGATTCAAGAAGTACGCCAGCACATCGGAAATCATGTACCGAGTGCTTGCGTCGTACTGCGCATCAAGGCCCGAACCCGTGAAAGAACCCGTGCCCTTCACACGATCCAGCAACGCACTTCGCGCATCGACCTGTGCCTTCGCGATGCCAAAGAGTTTGCCGAGTCGGTTGTAAAGAGTGGTTAGTGAGATCGCCATTGCTTGCTTCCCTGATTGGCGGAATCAAAAGCCGCCTCAATTTGCGCCTTCGTATCCGGCTCCGTTCCAAACAGGGCAGCAGTCAATTCGTTTGCCGCTCCCCTTCCGCCAACCGCAGCCCCGATGGCTTGCGTTGTTGGCAATGCCTTCCAAGCGAGTGCTGTTCGCATATTCAGCATCATGCCGATTGCGATGTCTTTGGGAAAGTCGAACGGGTTTACGCCATAAACAGCCGTGAAGATGCTTATGGCGCGAGCGCGTTTCCCAGCGATGCCAACTTCAACTTTGCACGAAGCACGATGGCGAACAGTCGCGTGTCATCAAGACCCTCGACCGCTTCCGCAGGGAACACCGACTTCTTGAGCGCAGCAATTTCAGCCTGCGTGTCGCCCTTGTCGAGTGCGTTGTTCAACTGCAGATCGGCGATGAAGATGCTTGCGTCGATACGGAACTGGCGACCATCGGCCAAGCCAACTTCCAAATCCAGCATTTGAGTGTCGAGTTTCATGGAGGCTCCTGTGTTTAGACGGTAGTGAAGGTGTACAGCGTACCGAAGCCAGCCGTATCCACATCAGGCAGGATTTCACCAGCGAACACGAGTCGAGTGGCCTTGTTGCCGAACTCCTGATAATCCAACTTCGTGGGACGCACGCGGAACACCGTGATGCCACGACGGTTAGTGATATCAGGGTCAACGGCAAAGTTCACCGTCAGATCGTTCGCGGATGTGCCGGAGCCAGCCTGCGTCAGCGTGCCGACGATCGGATACTTGCCACTTTCGCCACCCGAATTCGTATTGCCAGTCATGAAAGTCTGCAACTTCCCAGCCTCGGCGGTGTCGTAAGACACAAGGCTGAAATTGATCGTCGCGGTAATGCCAGTCATGATGGACTCGGCAGGCATATCGCCGAACTCGTTGGTCTGAATGTCCACATACTTGTGGCTCATTTCAATCCGGAATAGGTCGTTGTTGTCACCGCGACCAAGAACAGCGGACGCTGCCGTGGAACCCTGTCCCCACTTGATCGTGTGTGGGCCTGTGACATTGATTGCTGTTGGCATAGTTTATCTCCTGATTTGATTCTAACGCGCACCAAGAGAGCGGGCAATTGCTCGCGCCACCTCTCTCTTTGCAGATGATGGCATCGCCAAAATTGGCCGTGCCGGAACTGTTACACCATGCTTCGCATAGCCAAACTCTCCGCGCTTCTTTGCCGCTTCTTGCTTCTTTCTAGCCTTGCCATCAATGTCAAACTCGATTTTACTGATGGCGGTCTTTGCTCCACCACGGGCTGCGGCTCTAGTGAACGGAATGATGTTCGGCCCCTTGGTCGTGAATCCGTGATGCTGAAACACGGCATAGAGCGGGCCGCGCAGGAACAGCCTCACGCCGTTTTGGATCGCTTTGGTTGTTCCGTTTAGGCTCTGAAGCAGGTTGCCCGTGTCAGCCAGCGGCGTGCCGCCAGCCCGGTAGTGCGGTATTTCAACCTGCTTTTTGTTCTTTCCACGACCCTTCCAAACCTTTAGTTTGGCGGTATCAGCCCACAAGCGCGCGTAGCCGCCAACATCTGCACCCTTGGTTCGAATGCGTTTCTTGGCCTGCATGACAAGTACAAGGCTCAAATTGGCCCCATCTTGTCCTAGCCGCTGGAGTAGTTCGCGCCCCAGATCCATCAGTACGCCTGCGTGCGCCGGGACGGGTAGAAGGTGTCATCCGAAGCCATCCGGAGGCTTCCCCGCGTGGAGGCCGTTATGACCGCCACAGAGGCCGTCCCAGCCTGTCGGTTGGCATCCACGGCGAATACCCGCTTGCCGTCCCGGAGCGATCCTAGAGCCTCCTGCGCCCGATTAGCCTTGGCCTTGACAGACTCCGGCACATCCCCGCCACGCCGCTCAAACAGGTAGCACAAGGCCAAATCGGCCACCAGCCCGCGCACCAGCGCGTTGCCGTCGGTCGCCAAAGCCTCCAGTTCGGTCACGGTGTAGGCGTTCGACCGGGTGGCTGCGCTAGCCACCTCCTCGCCGCCACGGAGCAGGGCTTCCGTGATGATGTCGGACGAAGAAATCGTGCCATCCGCGTTGGTGTCGGTCGCCAGTTCCTTGAGCAGTCTCTCGTCGGCGTAGCGGACGAAGAGAGTGTTCGATAGCAGTTGAGCCATTGGCATAGTTCAGTCCTCCATGAAATAGGGCCGCCCCGGTGTTAGCGGAGCGGCCCTGAAGTTGCAGAGTCAGAGCCGATCAGGAGTTCGCGTCGGCGATGTACAGACCGGACAGAGCAGCCGTCAGCACGGTCGCGCTGTTGTCGGTCACGCTGCCACGCACGCGACGGTTCCACGGATCGTCCATCGTTTCCACGGTCATGTCCTCGTAGGCAAAGATGGTCGCCGTCGAGAACGACGGGCCTTCGTTGCCAATCAGACCGCCGGGACGGCTCACGAACACCATGCCGGGAGCAGACTCCGTGCCGTAGAGGAAACTACGCGCATCGGTAGCACCCTTGCGACTGGTCACACGAACGGTGTCATCGACCACCACGCCGCCAAGACCGAACAGCGTCTGCGGCAGACCGTAGGCCGCGAAGGTATCGTCGCCCTTCAAGAACGAGAACGCAGCGGGGTAGTTCTTCACATAGTCACGCACGCCTTCGCTGGTCGCCATGATGCGAGCAGTCGTTGGATTGACAATCAGCAGAATGTCCTTCGGAGACACCGCGCCGACCGTGTTCTGCACAATGCGCTCAATCGCCGCGCGAATGATCTGCTGCACGCCATCGGTGCTGGTGATGTTCACGCCCGTCACCAGATTGGTTGCGGCAGCGTAGTAGTTCTGACTGCCACCGCTGGTGTTGTAGTTGCTGCTCGTGGTCAACTGCGTAGCCATACGCAGCGAACGGTGAGTCATCATCTTCGCAGCCGCGATGCGGGCATGGCTCGCCACCACATCCCATTGAGCCTGACGAGCAGTCTCCTGCGGGATGTGGAACGAGGTCTGGAAACGCTGCGTGGTGAACTGGTTGAACTCAAAGTCCGAGTTGATGCCAGTAGGACGATCCTCACCAAGAGGCCACAGCAGATCCTGCGTGTTGACCACACGCGCGGTCTCCTGCTCGTCGATCCTCAAATAGTATCCGCTTTGCTGCTGCACGGGCACGATCTGCGCGTACTGCGTGATGGGGAAGCGGTTGACGCTGCGAGTGAACTCGATCTGAATCTGCCCGGTAGCGGCAGAGAAAGTGGGGACGAAAGTATTCAGTCCACCACCAATTCCTTCAAGAGCCATGTTTCATTTCTCCTTTTGTTTGTTGGGCTGTTGGATTAGGCGTAGCGAGCGAAGCCAGCAATGCGCTGGACACGGATGATGGTTCCAGAGGCCGCGCTCTGAAGTGCCACATAACCCTGATAGTTCAGACCCGTGGTGGTGGTTGCCGTGATGGCCTTGCCATCGCTGTCCGACTCCACCATCGCACCGCGAGTGATGTTGCCACCAGCCTCAACCAGCACGACATCGCCACCCTGAAGGGTGATGGGGTCGCCAGTCTCCGCGTGATTTGCGCTGTTGAACGCCTTGGTGCTGCCGTCGGTCACGCCGAGAACCGGAGTGGTGATGGCAGCGGACTGAAGGCCCGTATCGTCAGCCGAGGTCGAAGGCCGAACGAAGCGATAGGGCGCAATCGTGCCGCCCGCGATAAGTGCCGGAGTATCAGAGAAAGATCCCATTGTCTTTTGTCCTTTCGATTAGGCCTTCTGGCCCGTGTACTTTGCGAACAGTTGCTTGAACTTGGCGAGGTCACCAGCGGCCTCATGCACCGCACGAGCGGTCGCCACCTTGGGGTCGAGGGTTTCGCCACCCTCATCGGTCACGGTGTGCTGCGCCACGGTCGGAACATTCAGCGGCAAGCGGGCCATCGTGGCCTTCCAAAACGCGATCTTCGCGCCGGGGTTAGCAGCGTCCGACAGTTCCTCGACCATCGAATTGCGGAACTTGCCGCAGCGGTAACCGTCGCGGATCATGGAATCGACTTCCTTGCCGAACCGCTCCAACTTCAACTGCTTCTCAAGTTCCTGCACGCGTGCGAACAGAGCCTTCGTGCTCTTGTCACCCTTGCTCATCTTGGCCTTTCCGCCGTAGGCGGCTTCCATCTCCCCGTCCTCTTCCTCTTCCTCGCCCTGATGCGAGCCGATGTCAACATGCACGCCGTCGGCGAAGTTCTCCTCGTCCTCATCGCCATCGACGGGGCCAGCGAACTCCATGCCCTCGGCGGCCATCGCCTCGGCATCAGCCTCCTCGGCCATCTTGTCCTCGTCCTCGTCAACCGCGCACTCCATAGCGGCAGCCTCCAGAGCCTTCTTGGCCTCCTCGTCGGCTTCCATCTTCTTCTTCATCTTGCTGGGCATGTTCTTTCCTTTGGTTCCTGCGGACGGGACGAAGGTGTTGAGTCCTCCGCCGACGCCAATTTCATCAAACTTTTCCTTGGAGTCAATAGAAACGCGCACCACTCCAAGCGGACGCTCAAAGACCACCTTTGAGCCGTGCTTCGTGAATCGGGTATCCGGCAGCGGCCTGCGCGGCGTATCGCGCCCGAGCAGAGCCACCTCCGACAAGTGATTGTCTTTCCAAATCTCCGCGCTGCGGCGAGGGAATGCGTTGGTCGCTAGCAGCGAATCGAACGCCTCCTTCGGCATCTCCACATCGCCGACCACATAGGCAACGCCGTTGCGCTCTTCGTAGCGGACGCTGGTGATGTCGCCGACCGCCTCGGGCCGCGTGGCCTTTCCGTCCTTCTCGTGTTCGATGACGAGTTTAGGACGCGAGCCGCGCTGGATGAACTTCCCGGTGCGTGAAACGATGTCGCGCACCTTGCGATTGTCGTACCCCTGCATGGCCTCGTCATCGTCCGAGTCGATGGACGGATCGAAGCCCATGAACAACTCAAGGTTCTTGATACGAACCTTGCCTTCTTCGGTCTTCTCGACGGTGTGGGATGCTGGCATGGTTATGCCCAAGTGAGACTCCAAAGGCAAACGCTTCCGGCTGGCGAGCGAGTCAACTTGAACACATCCGAGAAGTCGCTATCAAACTTGCCACCCTTTTCTATCGCCTTTGCAATTGCCGAGTGATATCCGCTGACATCGGTTCCGGTGTTGTTTGCATAGAGACACGATCCGGGCTGTCGCGTGATCGCAAACCGCTCCTTGCGGCCCTTGCCGAAGTAGAAGCGATCCTCGACCTTGAAGGTCGCCTTCGCGCCGGGGCGGGAGAAGCGACCATACTTCTTCACAAGTTTTGGCATCTCCACCTTCAAGTCCGCTCCGCTTGCAAGAATGGCGTTGATGTCGTTCTTGATTTTTCCAGAATCCATGATGCTCACGGGTACACCGTGGAAATACTCATAGAACACGGTTTCCCACTTCTCGCGCACCTTTGGCTTTCGCGTAGCCATCATTTCCTTCTCGCCGAGGCGGGAGGCAAGAATCTTGCTCGCGGCTCGTCGCGCACCAGCCTCGGTCGAATACCACTTGGAATCCACGAAGCGATCATTTGCCTCTCCGGGCACAACCTGCTTCTCCTCCTGCATCACGGTCACAACCCATCGACCGTCAGCCTGTGGGCCGCTCAATTCAACTCGCTTGCTGCCCTTTCGCGCAACGACTTCACGCGCCATCATTTCCTTCTCGCCGGGGCGGGAGAACTTGATTGTTTCTGCGTATCGCTTCAATTGCTCCACGGGGCCATCCTTGACATTGATTGGGGATTTACCGGGTTGATGTCGATACAGCGTTCCTCCTCCCCTTTTTGCATCTACCACAATCGTGAACTTTGTTCCGTTGATGGTTGCTTCCCATCCCTCTGACAAATCTCCCCAGCCTTGCGATTGCGTACGCGACCAATTAGCCATTCTTCACCTCCACATTCCAGTAGCGTCCGATGGACTGCACCGGAGCCGTCGCGCTGTAGCCGTGGCTCGCCACGCGGCGAGCGAAGTTCCCAGCCACATCGCCGTCCTCAAACGAAATGACTAGCGCACCGCCGCCAGTCTCTACCGCACGCCATCCGCCCTCGGGCATCTGCTTCTCGGAGAGCAACTTGCCAAGCATGGGCGAGGACGAAGCCGCCGCAAATCCCTTTCGGTCAAGGCTCGACGCATCGAACCGCTCGGGCTTCTCGTTCTTCATCGGCACGCAGTTCGGCACGGTTCGACCGTCCTTGCGCTTCGTGCCGACAGGCTCGTAGCCATCCCAGCACGCTTCCTCAAGATCGAACTCGTCGGGCTGACCGGGGCGGGAGAACACGCCAGCGTATTCCGCAACCTTTCGCCAACCTAAACGCATCCAGTATTCTGGATCATCCTCAAAAACCTTTTCCATCGCCGCTTGTGCTTTGACCATTTCTGCCGTTGTTTTGAAATTGCTAACGATCCATGATCGCATTTGTGCGCGCGTCGCGCTTCCCATGCGACGATCACCCGCACTTTCCTCAAACCGCTCGGGCTGGCCGTGCTTGCCGAAGTAGAACTTGTCTTCAATGCTTGTCATGAAGTCAGCCTTTGCTTTGGTTCTTTCGTAATTCTACGAGTTGAAACATAAATACTGAAGACCGGATTGTCAGGGTCGCGGATATTTGAATTGACCGCGATGTCAGCCCCATGTGCGCCGTACGGCCACAACGCACTAGATAACTTTGCCCTCGCGGGTTGAACATCCTTCTGTCGCTCTTTGCCCTTGTACTCAAAGTACACATACTTGCCATCATCTGTTACTGCATCTGGTCGAACGCCGATAGAACTTGCGATTTGCTTTACCAATTCAATCTTGGCCTTGACCGACATGCCAAAATAAAACTTGTCTTCTGTGTTCATCGTTTGAATCCGGGATCGGGGTAATCGCCTCTGTCGATGATGCGTTGCCGGGTTGCGTTATACCGTGCAAGCGCAGCACGATCTAGAGTTTCGTCCTTGCGGATGAAGCCCATGCTCTTGGCCTCATCGAAGGTCACAGGCTCTAGCGAGCCTCGGCAGTTGAAGCCGTTCGGCGGCACAAGCCCCTGCGAGCGCATGTCAGCCGCCGTCGCTATGTAGCCGTCCATCTGCCAATGCGATCCGGGGTTCTTGCTCTTGCCTTTGGGACGGTACACGCCTCCGGGTGCGCCTCGCGTCCGGCTATCGTGAATCTCGACTAGCCGCACAAGTGGAGCCCATCGCGCAACCGCTGCGCTGTCCATCGTTTCGGCTGTCGCTTCGTTGTAGGCCGTTGCCGTGTTCGTGCGGTAGACCGTCTCTAGACGAGCCGAGGTCATGCCGATGATGCCCTCGACTTGCGCCCTGCGGATGAACGCCGACAGGCTCCCGGTCTTCAGCCCCTTCGGGATGGACTGGTTCACCATGCTCTGCGCGATCAGGTCGCGGATGCGGCGAGCCTGCGCGTCGGTCGCGCCCTTGACTCGGAACGATCCGGACAGCGTGTCTTGCAGGGCTTGCAGCCGCTTGGACAGGTCGCGGATGGCTTCCCGGCTCTCGGCCTTGGCGATGCGCTCGGCCAGCCGTCGCATCTTCGCCCGAATGCGGCGCACCTCCCACCACGAGCGCGGGATGCGGTTCCTGAAGGCTTGGATGGCCTTCCAGTACGCGCCGGGGCCGAAGCCCGCCTCCGCAGCCGCGAAGGTGTCCGGACGCTCCTCCGGCCATTCTCCGGCCTCCCAATCGTTCCCCTGCTCCTTGGTGGCCGCGTGAGCCTGCGCTGCGCCCGCTAGGGCCGTCAGGGTCATCACCTGCCCTAGCACCTCGCCGTACCGCTCCCACGCTTCGGCGGCATCCTCTGGCTCGTCGCGTACCTGCGCGGCTAGGGCCGCGAGATACCAACGCCGAACATCGGCAAGCCCGCGCCTGTAAATGCGCTCAAACTCGGTCACTTGCGACGGCGGGCCTTGGGCTTGCTGGCCTTGGTCTTGCTGCCGCGCTTCTCGCTCGCGTCCTTGCCCTCGGCGCGATCCAGTTCGGCAGACTTCTTCTTCGCCCACGACTTGCCCGCATCGCCGCCCCAGAGCAGCCACGCGATGTAGCCCGCGCTGTCCTCGCCCCAGCCCTCGCCTTGCTTGTCGACTTCGTGCCGTGCGAAGTACGAGTTCATGCGGCGCACCGTGGACGGCGAGAGCGTCTTGCGGTTCGACAAGTCGCGTGCTCGAGCAACGCCGACTTCGGTTCCGCCTCGACCGTGCTTGCGGCGCAGTTCCAGCCCACGAGCAGCGGCCTCGGCTGCGCCCTTGGGTGGAGTCAGGTCAACATCGGACAAGGCAAAGCGATCCTTGCTGAACGGCTCTGCGTCGCCCTCTGGGCCTGCATCTCCCGGCTCGTCGCCCATCGGGCGGACATCAAGCGGAGGCATTCCGCCACCGCCCATGCCGCCTTCGGACGGAGCCTGAAGCACCATCTCGTCATCCTCCGGCTCGGCGAGTCCAAGCACCTTGCGTGCCTCGCGCTCGCTGACGCGGCCACCCAACTTGGTGAACGCCTCAATCGCCTTCATGTACTCGTCTGGGTTCGGCTTGCTCACGCTGAATGAGAACGAAGGCGGCACGGCATCGTCGCCGAAGTTCATGCGGAACAAAGGCGTAACGATTTCGCGCGTGATGGTTTCGGCCAGCGCGTTGGCGATGTAGGTCACTTGACGGTTGAGCGTCTGCGCGTGCTGGTCGCCGATGCTCGAGCCAAGACCGCTCGACACAGCCTGCGAAGTGCCAGTCTGGCCGAGGATGACTTCCTTGATGTTCTCCGTTAGGTACTCAACCATCTTGGCGAACGCTTCTGCGTTGCCGCCGTTCGGCTCCTTGATGTCGATGCCGAAGCCTGCATCGCTGCCGTCTGCGTTCTTGGGAATCAGCACCGAGACATCGCCAAGCAGGTTCTGCATGGCCGACTCCATGTCAGCCTTCGCAGCCTCGTTGCCCACGGGGTAGTTGCCCACGCGGATGCCCATGCTGTAGCGTTCGATGTAGGTCGCCCAGTTCTGTAGCGCGGCCTGCTTCAGCGACCAGTAGTACCAGACCAGATCGCGCATGCCGCGACCGAGATAGGCGTTCTCTGCCTCGTATGGATCGTCAAAGTCCACGCCCTGTGGCTGGTAGGTGTGCAGCGCAATGGTGGCTCGCTGCTGATCGTCCAGCGGCAGCACGCGGCTATCCCAGCCGATTACCGTGCCATTGATCTTGTCCGTATCCGGGGCTGCGCCGCCAATGGTCTGCGTGTAGTAGCGCGGGCCGACCTTCAAGCCCAACTGGCCGAGTTCGGTCATGGTCAGGCTGTCGCCGTGGATCGGCATCCAATCTCGGATGTAGATCGTCTCGCCCTGCTTGCCGAAGATCATGTTGACCGCCGAACGCCCGTACCAGAGTGCGTCCAACAGATGGCGCATCATGTCCGTGAAGCGCGGGGTGTTCTTCAGCAATTTCTCCACGAACGCGGCCTGCTCCGTGGCCTGCTCGTCGCCCTGCATGTCGGCGGGAACCTGAACCGCCCACTCCGCGCACGCGACTGACAGTTGCAGCATGACGAGCGGCCCCATGATGTCGGGGTCGTATCGCATCTGCCGCTGAAGGTTTCGATCCTTGCGGAACGCCAGCGAACCCTGCCGGAGAATCTTGTTGACGGAGAGGTAGTACGACCTCTGCATCTCGACCGGGGTGACGAGTGCTTGGAACACGGGAGCCACTCGGATCTGGTCGCCGCCTTGAGTCTGGTTTGCGTCGCTTGGCATTAGGGTTTGGTTCCGTAGAGTCGCCACAGTTGCGGCTTGTTGCTTTTGATTGTGGCTGGCTTTGCCCGTGGATCATATCGGCGGGTGCGGGCATGCTCTAGCAAATCCACCACGGCATCCACGGTGTCATCATGCTCCCCTGCGGGGAATCCAACGAGTTCATCCACGATTGGCTGCTGGGACGCTTCGACCCGGCCATCCGCTCTACACCGAAGCCGGAGCCGATGCTGCTCCACCATCGCTTGCGCCTCGCTAGCCCGCGTGATCTTGTCCTTCGTGCGTGCGACTCTCCGCACGGGTATGCGGGTGGACTGTTGGAGTTGCTGGCACAGGCCAGCCTGCGGGCCGTTGCCCTCGGCGATGATCTGCGCGACCCCTAGACGGTCGCAGGCATCCACGGCGCGGCGCAGGAACTCGGGGAAGGTCGCCTGCATGCGGAGGCATTCCAGCACCCACACATTCGCCTGCGCGTCCATTAGCGCGATGACGCACACGCTGTAGTCGCCGCTGCCTGTGGCGTTTGCGGTGAATGCCCAGTCAATCGCCGCAACCACCGTTCCGTTGGCGGTCGCATCGTGGGCAGGGTCGCCCGTGTAGTAGCCCCGCTCGAGCCACTCGGGCCGGAAGATCAGCGATTCGTCCGACACGGGGATGAGTTCGTAGGCGCGTGCGTAGCCGAGCGGCCCCATTTCGCGCCGCTGCGCTTGCAGGATGTCCGGCGTAAACACCTCACCCCACGGACTCTCAAAGCCTCTGCACGGTCGCCAAAACAGCGTGCCGTCCTGCTCGCCTACGCGCTTCCATTCGGCGGTCAGATCGTCCGAGTGATACGGCGTGAACAGTCGCCAAGTCCGAGGCCGTCCCGCGCTGAAGTCGCGCATGGGCAACCAGTTGTTGCGCCACGCTTCCTTGACCTTCTCGCGCTCTGCCGGGATGAGAACGGAGTTGCGAAGGTCGCACACATCGTCGCCGATCAGCAGATCCACGCGGCCACCTGCGCGTCCAAAGATGTTCGCAGCCTGCATCGTCGGGTCGCGGTGCATACTCTCTGACTTCACGATGATCTCGCTTGAGCCATCGTCATCGGGCTTGGGCTTGACAATCTGAATCTCGGGGAAAACCTCGCGGTACACATCCGAGCGCATGATCTGCACCACCATGCGGATCTGCTCCTGCGCTTTCACCACGGTCTGTCCCACATGCTTGATGCGGATGTGCGGGTTGCGGCCAATCTCCCACGCTTCGCGGATGCCGATCTGCACGGACTTGCCGTGACCGCGAGGCACGCCGATGGCGGCATCTCCGTGCTTCGACAGGTGCGCTTGCATATCCGTATGCAGGCCGGACTGGTTGAAGCCCAGCAACTCGGCGAACACATCCGGGCACTCACGCGCTGCCGCGATGACCGCACTAGTTTCCGGGTCGATCAATGGTTCCTAACCGCTTGGCGATGATCTCGCGGGCGCGTGCTTGGATGGCGGGACTGATCTCCATGCGCTCGGTGGCCTGTCCGTCATCCAACCTCTCCATCTTGTCGAGCGCGATGGCCGCTGCAACCTTGTCTCGCATCATGGCCGCCAGCACCTCGGCGGCTCGCAGGCGGTCGCGGGACTGGCTCAAATCGTCGTTCAGGATGCGCGAGCAGATGTCCGGAGCCTGCTCCATGACCGCATCGGGAATCTTCCACCCGGCTGTCACGGCACGCTGTAGGAGCCGCAGCGATGCCTTTTGGTTGCGCTTGTCGATGTCTAGGGCCGGATGTGCTTCCACCACGGCGGGCGGCTCTACGGGCTTCTCCGGCTGCTTGCGTGGCTTGCGTGCCATGCTGCGAGTCTAGCGCGGCTCGTCCTTCTCCACGAACGACGGAGGAACGCAATACCAACCCTCTGGTATGGTCACGGCGTTAGGTGACAGTTCCCACCCGTCACTAGTGAGGGTGTAAACCCGAACTCGACACTCCGGGCCGATGCGAACCGGGCTGCCTTCAGCGACCAATGTGACACGAGCGCACCCAGTCGCGCACGCGCTCACCAGCGCGAGACAGTAGAGCCTTGTCAGCCTTCGCATCGGTTGCCTCCGTCTTGCCGATCTTGCCGCCGAAGCGGCTCAACACCTCGGCCACGATGGCCGCGATCAATGCGGACAGCCACGCCATCAGTCGGCCTTGGTCGCGTCCTTGGCGAGAATCAGACCCACGCCAGCCATGATGGCCGCGATGCACGCGCCGATATCCGGCACGGTCGCCGGGTCATTGTCTGTGAACGCCTTCAGGGCCGAGCCAACGGCGACGAGGATGGCAGCGATGCCTGCGCTAGTGGTCTTCCAGTTGTTCTTCATGTGGTTCCTTTCAAGATACGAACTGCGCTGCGATAGACAGGTTTTCCCAAGTTGCCGAGCCGCTTTCCATAGAGGGCGTGACGAGAGCGACCGTTCCAGCCGTAGCAGACATGAAAGACGGGAATGCGACGATTTCCGTACATCCTTGCGTTGCAACTGCTCCGAAGTCCATGTTTGCAGCAACAATATTGGGACTTGATGCGGCAGCCATACCGCCGACCGGGAAAAATGCCTTTGTATCTGTAAACATCGGAGTCGGATAGACATGACTCAAATTGTCCGACGATCCGTAGGTTCCAAAGGTTGCGAGCGCAGGCGTTTGACCTGCGCTGCTTGGGAACGAAATCACCGTGCTGGTTCCGCCGCTTGAGGCGGTGTAGTTCAGACGACCGAGCATCTTCCAATATCCGTTGGTTGCCGGATTCATCGTGCTAACTCCGCGAGCGAACGGATCACTAGCGTATGGAGACGCTTGCACATTGAATCGACCAAGAAAGAACACATACAGAACGGTTGCCGAAGCGTGAGTTGCGGTGATTGACAAGGATGAACCGCGAGCAGCGGTAGTATTCACTCGGATAGTCGGCATCCAGTACGGAATAAATCCTCGCGATCCGACCGGGACGGTTGTACGAACGGTGTTCACGAAGTTCCCGGTAGTACCTGCGACCAAGTCGTTTGCGTAAATTGGATGGAGTACAGGCTTGGTGAAATCCGTGTGCAGGGTATACAACGCCGAATTGGTAGTCGCGGTCTGCACAAGACGGTAATACTTCGAAGGGTCGTGGCGGTTGAAGAGTGGCATGGTTACGGCTTCCTTTCAAGTCGGTCGATGCGGGACTGGATGCTGTCGATGCGGGCTGCGTACTCGCGGTCGGTGGCGGAGAGGGTCGATACGGTGCGAGCGAGGTCTGCGGTGATGGCTGCGAGTTCCTTCATGCGTTCGGCCTGATTGTCGATGGCCGCATCTCGGCGACCAACCATCAAGAACGCGCCAGCGATGCTGCCGAGCAGCACAACGGTCTGCACGCCCTGCATCAAGGTCTGGAGGCTCACCTGCTTGCCGATCCTAACTTCCGATTGCTCGCTCATGGCTTTTGGGATGGTAGCGGCTTCCGTCGCCAGCCTAAAGAGAAAAGCGCACGACCGAGGACGGCGGCTGCATCGGTTGTGGCCTCCTCGGAAAGCGAAGGCAGCGCAGCGTGCAGGAGTTCGTGGCAGACGATCTCGGCCAGACGCTGCTGCGGGAGGTCGCGGCGCACGCGAATGGTCGGATGCGGCCCCGGTGGGTGGTCGCAGTCTCCGAAGCGGTCGCGTGGCAGTTCGCTGGCCTTGACCAGTCGCACGCGCCACTTGCGTCCGTTGATCTTCAGTCGTGCCTCATTGTGCATCGATCACATCCCAGCAGAGCCGGGGACGGCCCCGGTGATGCCCGTTGTTCGGCTTGTGGCTTTCCCATTGAACCCAGAGCCGCACCCACTTCTGCCGAATGGGCTTGGGGCCAACGCCCTTCTCTACGATCCAAGAACCTTCGCCTGCCTTCCACTCATTTTTCGTGGAACCGATTCGACAGAAGTCCACATGCCGCTGCTTGACTTGATACAGGCCGTTGTGGGAGTCGAGTTTTAGACGAGCCGTCCCGGCCACATTGGAGTCATGGGTGTGGCTCATGCAGATCATGTCGCAGCCCTCGACATACGCGAGCGTGCGCTTCGCGTCGAGGATGCCCATGGACTGCTGACCGCCAGAGGATGCGCCGTGCGCGTAGTACAGGGTGAATGGCAGGATGGTCTTGTTGATGTTCAGTCGAACGACGATCCAGCCCGTGTAGCCGCCTGCCTGCAACTGGCTCTGCACACGCGACTTCATGGCACGCGCAAGGTTCTGCACCGGGCAAACCTCGGACTTGTTCCGGTACGCGCTTTCATGGTTGCCCTCGCCGAGAACCGCCCAATGCTCGACCGCGCCGGGGATCGACGAGTAGAAGTTCGCCGCATCTTCGATGACCGCATCGAAGTAGTTGGAAGCCAGCAGGCTAGAGCGCATGGCCGCCTTGTTTTGCCGCTTGTCCGCCTTCCCGCCCATCAAGTCGAGCGTGTCGCCGATGCTGCAAATGATGGCTTTCTTCTCGACTGCCTCGCGTAGCAGACGCTCCTCCATCTTCCGGTCAGCCGATGGATTGTCTGTGTGATTGTCGGCTAGGAGCAGAATCCATTGGCTCTTGCCGCTGGTCTGTCCGAACGGCACATCGACCACATGCACATTCCGTCCGTGGTGCGTCACCGTCCACGGTGGCTGGATGCCCACGGGAATCTGGGGTGGCGGCACAACGATCTCGCCGATCTTGCTCGTCTTGGTCTTGGGCTTGGGCTTGCGCTTCACGCGGCCTCCTGTGTGAGATGAAGTTCTACGCGCGGGTTCTTGGGATCGACCGCCAGCACAAGCGGAAGGTGCGTGATGCCGCTGTCATCGACGAGCAGCCCGGAGTCCGTCAGACCGTCGAAGGTGGCCTTCAGGCTCGACAGGCAGTTGTCACGGTCGCGCCTGCGCGAGTCGCGTGCGTACCAATGCACGACGCATGACGCGGCCTTCCAGCCCCCCTTGCAGTTCGTTTCGTGCATGGCTATCTGGGCTTGCGCCCACGACTCGACACGCGCACGCTTGACTGCCTTGGCCTTGACGGCCCAATGGCAACGCGCGTTCGGACTCAACACCCGAGGGGGGATGCCAACCGTAACGGTGAGGCTCTCGGGCATGCGCGTAGCGTGCCACGCCGAGTCTCGAGATGGAAGGGGAAGAGCCATCCTTGGCTTCCGGCGCGTCCTGCGCTAGGAATCCTACTCCGGCGGTCGCCGCTTCCTGCGTGGGATCGGTTCAACTGCTGCGAAGACCTGTGCAGCCAGTCGCAGCCCGCTGATGGCCTCGTCCATATCCATCGGGCTGGGATAGTGCCGAAGGCACGCTGCGGCCTCGTCCCTGATCGGCTTTGGGATCCCCGGCGTGCGCTTGGCATCGCACAACGCGCCCAAAAGGTAGCGCGTCTTTGAGATCGCTCGGAATCGGTCGCGTGGCAAGGTCATGGCAGAGGCTCCCCAACCCCCTCAATTCCAAGGGATTGCGCGTGCATTGTATCGCGGCTCATTGCTCCCTCGCTTCAAGTTCCTGCAACTGATGCGTGAGTCGGTTGCACCGGGCCTTGAGGTCATCGCATTCGATGACGAGCAGCGAGTTCCGGCGAGCCACGCGCAAGGCTTCATCGTCTAGTTGCGCGATGCGTTCGCGCTGCGCTTCGATCTGCGCTGCGGCCTCAACACAGAGCGTCATGCCCGTGCTTCGCCAATGCTCCAGCAGCCGCTCGGCCAGTTCGCTTGGTTGTGTCATGCTGGCTCCTTGAAGCAGTCCCAGCCGCGCACGGCTGCGGTGTCCTTGAATGACTTTCCAGAGGTTGCGCCCTGCCACGCACACACTTCCCGCCTCGCCTCGTCGCGCTCCTGTACATAATGCTTCACCATCTCATCTTGAACCTCAAGCATTCCTCGCAACCGTTCGATCTCACACACCGCTTCATCGCGCTCGGCTCGAGCCTTGACTTGCGATGCATGCAGATTCGCCACCTGCTGTCGAAGTTGCATGATGTGATCGGAGTCTGTCATCCGTGTGCCTCCTCAATCGCGGCATAGACCATGCCGACCGTGTACGCGCTCCACTCCTCGACCTTGGGCGACAGCGGCGTGCCGTCGAGCGCACCGACCTTCCGGCATCGTGCGACTGCTGCTGCGATGACTTCGCGCGGCGCGAGGAGGACGGCGTTGCGTGCCTGCTTGCGCTCGCGTTCGATCTCGTCCGGGTTGATGCCGTCCTTCCACGCCTGCGCGTGAACCTTCGCTCGCTTGGTGTTGCGCCGGATCTCCCCGGCCAGTTCCTCCGGCTTGACGCTGGAGCGCGAGAGGGTCAGGCGCATCGTCTTGCACGCCTGCACGATGTCCTCATGGCTGAACTCATCCAGCACCTTGGCGGCCTCGGCGTGCCGCTTGCTGTCCGGCTTGGCCCATGTGCTGCCTCCGAAATGTTCAAGGATCACGGCTGCGGTTTCTGTTCTCATTGTGTTTTACTCCGTGCAATCGCATGGAATTGTTGAATCGTTGTAGTCATCAAATAGCCTCCCTTGAATTGTGATTTGATGAAGCATGGTTGCATAGTTAGGTCGATCCTTGCGGAAGGTTCCCCCGATAAATCCCTCTTGTTCAATCCACCAACGCGCGCTTTCCGGGCTGTGTTCCATCACTCGTTCCGTTGCGGCCCGGCTCTTGAGAAAGCACAAGTCGCAATTCCCAAAAGCCTGATCGCCGTGTGGCAGGTTCAAATCGAATGCTGAATCTTTCCAGTACGCCATCACGGTTTCGCGCGTTGCCTTCGCATCCGCCAAAGGCATTTCAATGTCTCGCGTTGCATCTGCTCGCAATCGTGCTACGCGATTTGCCTCGTCATAGCGCAGTCCGATGACGGTGGTGAACTCTTCATGTCGCTGCTTCATCCACGCGCTCATCGGCTTAACCTTGAGATCGCTGGTGCAAAACCTTGCAACTGGGTTGGGCAGATACTTTCGCTTGGCGATCAATGCCGCGAACGGCTCGCCATTTGTGCTGGCTGTTTCGCGAGTAACTTCTGCAAATGGCGCATCTGCTCGGTATTCGATCCATGTGATCGGACACCACCTTGATTCAACCTGATGCACAAACAAAAGAGTCGCCGGATGTTCGCGACCCGTGTTTGCAAATAGCACATGCCCGCCTTCAGGAAGCGTGCCACCCCATGCGTCAAGGATCATTCGCAACATGTAGCCGCTGGTGCGTCCGCCGCTGAATGACACATAGAACGGCGGTTCGATCTTGTATGGGTTCATGGTGTCTCCACAGGGTCAAGGTAGCGGCCTTGCCCGAGCCAAGTCGCCGGGTGCGGTACAAACTTCGGGTCGGTCGTCTTGTGCTGCTTGGCGAGCGCGTCGATCCGCTCCTCCATCCAAATCAACGCATCGGTCGGCTCGTCATGCTCAAAGTCCTCCATCACCTCGCGCACGGCCCTGTCTAGCAGCGTCATGGCCTTCTTGCGGCCGACCTTGCGCGGGAACCGCTGCCAGAGCGCGTCTAGCGCGGCCTGCGGGATCGTGGCTCGTCGGTTCGCCTTCGGATCATTTACGGATGAAACTGGCTCGACGGCAACGCCGTTGAGCGTATGTTTTTGTTCTGGTGTTTGATCTCTGAACTCTGAACTCTGATCTCTGACCTCTGATCTCTGACTCGCCATACCGTTGCCATCGTTTAGCGATGACTGCTGGATGGCTATAGCCATTCCGTTGCTATGGCTACCCCATCGCTGTTCCGCTCCGCGCTTGCCGCGCTCGGCTGCTGACAGGCTCTTGGCTCGCATCGCTTCGCGGTCGCGCTCCTGTCGTGCGTTGCGGCGCATTCCGTCCGGGCTGATGGGAAACTTGGAATCCAGAACCGACCAGCAAGCCTTCGCGCCGGGAGCCATGCGGTCGATGCGTTCGATCTCTCCGGGCAACCCGCCGTTCACCCACGAGTACCAGAGCAGCGTGATGTACACGCCGCGCTCCTCCATCGTCCATGCGGCAGTTGCGTTTAGGAAGTCGCTGCCGTAGAACTTCAGGAACGCAAGCGGTGCGCCCTCGCTCCGTTCGGGTTGTAGAATCATGCCAGACCTCTCTGCGGCTCTTCGCGCCGCGTATGGTTTAGAAGCGGCTCCCGCTACATACGGGGGCCGTTTCGCTTTGCATCATCCCTGATCCGGTGCGGATTGCAAGCCCTGCGTGCTGCGCTCCACAAGCCCGCGCACCTCGTCCAACCACGCCTGCCGCTCCTCCGGCGAGCGGTAAAACCCCGC